TGACCAAAATTTGAATTGGAATTGGTAATAGATGCATCTCCACCAGATTCGGCAGAAAAATGCTTATTATATCCAATCGCAAAGACTGATACTATTTGTAAAATAGCATCATTTGTTATTTTAATGTGACACTGTTGCCAACCTTTCCTATAAACCGAATCAGAATCTAGATGATAAACTATTCCACTCGAAGAAGAATTTGCTGATAATTCACTTCCTGACTGTTCAGTGATTGTTAATCCACTATAAATTCTACCATTAGATGCATCATATTTGACAAAAGACCTATCATCTTTTTGAAGGCTAATTCCAGTGAATTGACTGATCACCATACTACGGAATCCAGTTGCCTTATTTCCGTCCGCAATTAATCCATTCATGCCCCAAACAGATCTCATGCTCACATTAAAAATATAAGGAGAGGCACCAGATACTGTATCAGTATCTACATTTACTATTCCTTGACTCGTTAATGATGGAGTTAAAAATCTTGGATCGGATTCAACTACATAAGTAAATACACTATCATTAGTATCACTAATTGATGTAACTTTAGTTGAAATATTATATTGATCTTGCGAAACTCCACTAATACGAATTGGAGTTCCTTTGTCTAATCCATGAGGAGTATTTGTAGTAACTGTAATGACTCTTGATGCAGTTAGTCCATCACCAGATATGATAGATGCAATTGAAATAGGATCTGCGGCAAATGCTCCAACAATTTCATATTCAGGTCTTCTTGGACTAAATCCTTCAGGATTTTGAAGATATTCATCCGCAGCATTAATTTCTCTACCCGAACTTGAGGAATATGCATATGACAATTTGGCATAATACATTTGAAGATCGGTCAGACCTTTAGTTCCAACTTCATTAACACCATCGGCATATTCAAATACTGATAACTTATGGTGAGAAAAAGTTGGAACAGATTTAATATCAAAATTATTTGGTTGTGTATAAACAGTTCCAGAGTCATCCCCATCAAAAACAGAGAACTGCCAAGCATAACAAGCTCCAGTAAGCCTTAAAATTGCACTATTGGCAATTGATGAGAATGTAGGATTTGGAACATAAAGAGGATTTATTTTGGTCTTTCTTAAGTCAAGACCAACAATTGAAGTTCCCCGTGGAACAATTACACCACCATAAACACTATTGAATTTATAAAGATCATTATCTTTATTTGTTAAGTCGAAATTGGAATTTAATGATAAATTAAAATTACTTCTAGTAGAAGAACTTCCTTCCGAGGTTATGACTACTCCTGTACTATCTATTGTATATCCTGGACGATTATCTATAGTATGACTACCAGGCATTAAGAGAATTGTAGTTTTCTCTACTATATCATTACTACTTCCTCTTACATATGAGAATCTTGCAGATTCGATCAGTGCTCTTTGAATAGTCTTAAATGGACGATTTAGTGAATTTCCTTGATTATCAATACTATCGGTAGAATCTAAATCGGAAGGACTAACATAGATTATACGACCATCAGTATTTTTGATAATTGAATCTAATTTATTTAATGGCAATTTTCCACACCAATTACTGTTCCTATGCTTTATTTATTATCTTAGCAAATCTTCTTCTCCATTATAAAAACTTTGTATTTCTTCTGGTAAGTTTTCAGGATTTAATATCTCAATATCATCAAAGCAAGGATGACAATTTTCTAATATCAAATAATTAGAACCCTTGTAGATATCTTCTACTGAATAATCTTTATTGCTATACGCCTCTTTTACTATTTCCCGGTCATACAAATAACCTACAGGCAAATCATCAAATGTAAATGGGACATCATTTAAGAAGAACATTTTGACTATTACCTTATAGTCATTATACCAACAATTCTTTGTGGTTACTGCATAAGACATAATATTATTCTTTCTTTTTATTTATTTTCATAAAAAAAAGGTTCCCGCACCACCAGGAACCTCATGTTATTCACTCACCAAAGAAAACCCCTATCATATAATCATCATTTCTCGCAGAGTGACTTTACATCTAGTGGGGCTAACTCCTTCCCCGAAATACCCGTGATCGGACTCGAACCGATACTGTCGAAATTTTAAGTTTCGTGTCTACTGCCAATTGGACTACACGGGCAAGACATTACACTTATCCGTATGCTATGTGGGCATCACACCCAGTATACTGACAGTTTGTAATGGAGTAAGTCGCAGGTCCTCCGCGAATATCCAAAGGGGGCTGATTCCAAACTTGCAGGACAGTGATGGTCCTGTTGCTGAGTGGCACCTATGGTTGGAACGTCTCAAGTTCCTAATGCAGGTTGTGGGAATTGAACCCACCTTCGCCGTTTTATGAGAACGGTCCATTCACCAGATTGGTAAACCTGCAAATACTCGTGGGTGGTTACGATCCACCTCAAAGGCACTAATCGGGTGCAAAGAGTTTATAAAACTCCCCTGACTACCAAGTCTCACGAGCAGATGATGAACTACTGAGCTTCATTATTTTGCTCAGTGTGTATTCGTATTAGTTCATCATCAGCAGGCATCATGACTGCTGCCTTACCATCTTCTCTTACAATACCTATGGTTTCACCGTTTTCGACTCTTTCCATAAGATCATCAAAATTGTCTTCCCATTCTTTCAGGGTAAAAATTTCCATTTACACCTCCAGTGGTTCTGCATAAACCAAAGCATCTTCGGGACAAGTATTGCGAATGACCTCAAGAACATTCATAAACTGGTCTACAGTATCACAAACAATTTCTTTGGTGTCTCCTTCACTGGAATAGATGTAGAATGTGCGTTTGGTAGGGTCTACAACACATCGTGTGAGAAACTCGTCTTGCATGGTGCCTTGGTTGCTTACCTTGTTATTATAAGGCATTTGAGTGCTGGTGTCAACTGTGCCAGTTGGTGAAGTGGTCTTCAACTAATTGCCTTGACAGAATTCATTGCATCAACAATTCTCGATTTACTTTCTTCTGCTCTAGCATCTGCATTTTCATAAGTCCATACAAACAATTGATATTCAGTTTTCATAGATTTTATCATATTTATTTCTTCAATTTTTTGATTATCAATAGAATTTCTAAGATTATCAATATCAGTGGCTAATTGATTTACAGTATTGATAGCATCGGTACATGTTGACAGACCTATTGGTTGTATTGGTGAAAGTTCTTTGAAAGTTACTCCTACACCTGGATTTGATATAACATCTCCTTCGGAAGAATTAACTTCATAATTTGATGAATATCCAATACCCACATTACTTACAGTTAATTTAACATCAGTTGGATCTTTAAATGGTGCTTCTGCAGAAGTATCTTCTATATTGGGATAAACACTAGCAAAAGCATAATCTTCTACTACTTGATTACCTATTCCTATAACTACACCATTTACCGTAGCATTATATCCAGGTGTTGTATTAATACCAACAGAACATCCTGCTCCAATAGCAGCACCAATTGTATCTAAAATTTCTTGCTTTTTCTGATTTATATTTCCTATTATAGTCACCAATTCCAAATCATTAGGTTCAGTTATTTTGGCAAAATTTTCTAATTCTCCTTTGTAAAATTCAAGTTCATCAGATCTTGCCTCAAGATCTTTCTTTACAGGAGATGGTTCTGTAGTTCCGGTTTCAATCCATTTCCCATCAGATGTTGGGTTAATAGAAATAACACTAACTTCTTTTGGAGATTCAATACCTTTACTCGCATCCGTTCCAAAATTTTCAACTGTCTCTAATGAGAATTTTAATTTCCCTAATATTCCATCGGAAATTGCCATTTTATAACATATTTTTTTAAGATATAATTATTTAGATTCATATCTCTAACCATTGTGATGGGTGAGGACATCCTTGGTGATAATCTGGATTATTTTTAGTTAACGTAGTGCGAATATCACCGGCAATTACAATTCTTTCACCTACTCTTTTTGTAAATTTTTGTGTTTGGTGTAGAATATTACTCGGAAACATTACCACACTCCCTTCAATTGGAGTAATTGTATAGTGGTTACAATTATACTTATTAAATCCTGTAATTGTATTTTTATCTTTTGAAGTTTCAAATAAACCTCCAGAAAATTCATTTTGATTATTTTTTTGAGATACACAAAATTTATCTGATGTTGAATCAGTTTTGAGATAATATACAAAACTTATATTGGATTCATTATGATAATGTGGATTTAGTTGTGGAGTAATATCATCAAAATGGCATCCAACCCATGACTTAACAATATGTGAATCAATCAATTTATGATCAACATTTAAATGTTCAAGATATTCTTTTATATTTTTCTTTAAGGACTCAAAAAAAATTTTATAATCTGGATTTAAATGTGCAAAAATTTTTCCTGAATATTCTGGACTTTCATTTTCATACCCATTAAACCAATAATCACGAAGAGAATCTATATTATTTTCTTTAAATTCTTCATGACAGTCAATACTTCCTTGATAAACAATCAAAGGAAAAACTTCATGAACTTTATTCATTTACTATTAATATTACTTTCCCTATTATCTCCCGGATAGTCATGAATTGTCAAGCCTTTATATTCAGGTATATTTTTTGTAGTATCTTTTCTTTCTCCATATACATGATAAAAACAATCAATAGGTTTATCATCAGATTCTTTTATATGTATTTCTTTATTATCAAATTTTTCTACATTAAGATGATAATGTCTAGATCCAATAGGTTGCAATTCTACAGTAATACTTTCTTCATCAACTAAATCTTTCCAATAATTGGGTAATTTAATTATATTAGAGTCTTTAAGTCTACCTCTCACAAAAACATCAGCACTAGGTCCTTCTAGACAAACATATCTTAATCGATGATCCTTTTTGGTTGGATGTGGAATGTCGAAATTTTTCTTGGAGTCCCAAAATTTCGTTGCCGGATCCCAATCCCTACCATTTAAAAGAATAGTTGATGCACTAATATCAACAAGAGCACCTGCACCAATATTAGTATTTGTTACAGATTGAATAGAAACTTTACCTGCAGAAATTTGTGAATAAACTGCTCCAATCAACTGTAAATTTGAAACGTTTGTTCTAAATTCTATACCCTGAACAGAAGATCTTCCAATTACACGATGATCACCAACATAAGTAGTTATTGATTCTCGATGATAATTTATATTTCCTGGTGCTCCACAATAAGCAAATACATTTGTTGGGTTCATTCCAACATTTATTGCTCCCTGTCCATATACAAGTAATGAAGATTTTCCTGTATAAGCATTATAAATTGCTCCTGATCCTGGTCTCCAGAAAGATTTTGGAACTTCTAAAGAACTTCCTTCGACTGGAATAGAACTGAAACAATCAAGAACACCTGTTTCTAGTTTTTCGAATGGCATAATAATCTCCTATTTACAACTATTTGCAATACTTTCAATTAAAGCTGCAACATTAATCCCAGAAAATATTGAACTTAATGCAGAAAATGGAGATCCTTGTATAATATCTTTAGACAATAATCTTATGAATCCTGTTGCATTAAGTGTAATACTATCAGATGATGTTACACAAACTTTACCTCCAACAAGATTAATCTGTTCATTTGCTCCTATAATAATATGGTCATTTGCTCTTATCAAAACTGAACCATCACTATCTGGACCAACACTTTCAATGTAAATATTTTTTGCTCTTAATTTTATATTACCATTTTCTGCATTTAATACAATATCACCATTCTCGGCATTAATTGATTTTGCAATATTTTCTTTTTCACTTTCATTTCTATCTTGTTTAAGATTTGTTCCTACTATTTCATGAGAACATCCAGGAACAATTTCTCCTTTATTCCCTGTCATTGTATATGTTTGATTATGCCCTGCTTTAAGGCTCATAATCATATTTGTGCCTACGTTTTCTCCAATTTCACCTTCTTCACCAATAGGACCCATTAAAATGGTTCCAAATTCATTATCTGTTATAATTTGTTCTGGTTTTTTTGACATTTAACTTACACAATCTACAATACGAACAACTTTTCCTCTAAGAGTTGCCAACTCTTGATTAGTTGGTATAGGTTTCGATATACTCGAATCTATCTCAACTATATCTATACCATCAACAACATCTGGAGATTCTGGTATTGGTATGAATGAAAGTTTAGGTTCGATAACAAAACCTTCACCTGTAGGGCTATTTATTTGTATCTCTGGATATCCTGAAATACCACAAATAGTATCTGTTAATTGAATCTCTAAGATTTGACCAGTATCTGATATACTCACACTTGCTTGCAGATTTGGAATATCTGGAGTAATAGATATGCTATCATTAACACTATATCCAGTTCCACTATTTGAAATTCTAAATCCATCCAAACAAACAACAAAATCACTCGAACTGTCGATATTTTCAACTGGTACTCGATTAAATTCAGTTGAACCATCTTTTGGACGAGCCCATGTATTTGATGTCAAAACTATCTCAATTACTTCACCATCTGATGCTCTGCCTCCAGTAAATCCAGAACCAAACGAAGCATTATTAGTTCCACCTGTATCAGAAACAACAGCATTATTGGAGGAATTGGATTCACTAGTTCCACCTGTATCAGAAACAACAGCATTATTGGAGGAATTGGATTCACTAATTACTGCATATCCAGTCGTAAAAGTATTTTCACATCTATCTACAAAAGCAACAAAAGGAGGTGTTTTGTATCCAGAACCACGATTTGTAATATTTACTCCAATTATTCTTCCAGTTTGATCTAAGATAGTTTCTGCTACTGCTCCAATTCCCCCACCACCAAATATCTCAACATTCGGTGGACCACATTCAAATACTGATGGATCACAATCAGTTACTCCAAGAGAATCTACAAATCCGGCATCTCCAATTTTTTGACCAAATATTTCAATATTGCTTATATAATCATCCACAGTTCCAATAACGCCTTCTGCTGTTGGAACATTGGCAAAATTTTGAAATGCATCAATTTGAGATTGTGTTGGACCACCCCAAGGACTTGCCTTAAATTCTTTTATTTCTGGACAATTTGGTTTTGCACACAAGAATGATTCAAATCCTAAAATAAAATCAAGTGCTTCGAACACACTTCCAGAAACTTTTGCTATTCCACCAAGAACATCATTTATTTGATCCAATAAAGGTCCTACAGCTCCATCTATAACTGCCGCAATATTATTCACAAGAGCATTTGTAAATTGTTGTGCTGCACAAAAAGGAACATTAACAATTTTACCTACCAACTCAAATAAGAAATCTGTAATCAAATTTACAAGACCATTAATAATATCTTTAAAGGCACAAAAAATATTATCAACAATTATTTGAATTATACTATTTTTAATACTTTTAGCAACTACAGGAAGAATTGTATCTATAATTTCTTGAATCTTGCCATAAATTTGAGAAATTAAAAAATCTCTCAATCGATTTATCAAAGTTTTAAGAATTCCACCAATAATTTGTGCGGTGCTTCTTATTAAAGAGGTGAGATTTTTTAATTTATTAATAGCACCATTTATATAAAGATCGGCATATGCTTTTAATCCTTTGACAGTATTAAAAAAGTTACTTAATGCTGAATTAATTTGTGATAATTCAGAGTCTCCACAAGGATCTGGTAAAGGTCTAATTTTTTCATATATTTTTATTGCTTCTGCAAAAGAAACAGAATTGATAAATTTTTCATTAAGTGGAGAATCCTCTAAGTTCATCCCCTTAGTGGTTTCTCTGGCGTTTGATAGTGAAGTTGTTCCAATACCAACTGATGGATTTGTTCCAATACCAGATTGTGCTTCTTCAAAAGTTATGACTTGTAAAGGTACAGGTCCTTTTCCAACTGGATTTTGTGTTAGTATTTCAGGTTCAGGTGGTGATGAAGACTCTGCAAAAATTGAATCTCCACTCACTCCAAAATTATTTACATTCTCGACAAATGTTTGATTTCTATAATTGACAGCACCAGTTCTTCCTTGACCACCAAGTGAATCAAAAGATGGTGCCAATACCAAATTTCTTGCATTTGCAGAACTTATACCATCCAATTCAACTTGTCGTTGAAGTTCTGATGGATTAAGTGCTAATTGATATGCCTTTCCCCCATTTAATAATAAATCATTACTAAAAGTTTGATTTATAGAATTTCTATTATCCCTTACTGGCTGATATTGACCTGGAGCATTTATAATGGATCTGATACTAGAATCTCCATTTGTCAAGAAGACATTAGGTCCAGATGTTCCTTCTTGTATTATTTTCTGTCTATTTAAAACACTTCTGATTACAAGTGCCTGTCCAACTACACCTTCACCTCTTGCTTCTGCTAAAGAAAGTCTTATTAAAAGTTCTTTATCTTGATTGCTAATTGAAGCAGACATTTATAATTTTACTCCTTTATTTTGATATTTATTCACTTTTTGGCATTTTGATAAAAGTTTGGATTGACATTTTCATATTTAGCTCTTACGTCTCCAGAAGATGCAATTTGTGTATTAATTGAAGGATTGCTTGGTTGATATCTTTTAACCGGTTTACCATAAGTTGTTCCATTTATAGATTCTCTAATTTCTCCCGGATAATTATTACCAAGAACTTGAGTAATTACTGGAATTTGACAATCTTCATCAAGAAAAAATCCAATTACCCATTCTCCACCCCAAATACCTGTTGATTGATTATTACGATTTCCATGTGTTGTTGGTTTTGCAACGATTGCCCATGGTAATTTATCATCAACAAGTTCAGTTGCATCCTCAGAACTCGACATAGGATGCATTCCAGGTATTCTGACCTTTACCCTATCTCCATGCGTATCAACCCACTTAGGACTCTTTACATGCTGATTTTGATTCGGTGGTACTTGTCCTAAAAACCATTTATTTGTACCAATATCATATCCTTGATTACTTGCCATTTCTAGCTTTTATTAGTATATAGACCGTATGCATCACGAACAAGAGTCATTGCCGTATATGATCTCTGAGTATCATAATGATGACATAAATCCAAAATTAAATATTTTCCACTTTGAACGGGATCAGATGATCCTTGAATTTTTTCATTAGTAGTAACTGTTTCAAAATAACATTTAATTACATCACCTGCCTTAAGATTTGGATTACAAGGAACTTGTATTTTTACCATTTGATTGAATAATAAATTATACCTCATTTGAACCTTTCCCTGCCAAGTTTCAGGTTGTCCAGATAAATTTTCTTCTTCAACTTTTGGTGATAATGCACCAACATCTTTAACACTATAAAGAGTTCTTGTATACCCTCGATTTACTGGTTTAGGTACTTCATTTTTACCAAGAGATTTTTCAAGAGTTCCTAAATTAAATGAAACTTCCTCCTCTTTAAATGTCTTAGGATTAAAAAATACTGTACGATTTGTATAAACCCCAGATTTTAATGCATTAATTAAATTTTGATTTTTATTAACACTAAATGTTGAAATTTTAAAATTAGTGTCAGTGTTAATACTTGAACGATTAACATCAGTCTTATAATATTCTTGAACTGGTTCTTGATCAATTAAACTATCAATAGATTTAAATTTATGTCCATCACGATTCTCGTAAAAGAAAAAACCAGGATTTCCATCTTCTGGTGCCGATTTTGATGCTAACATACAAATCACATCAAAAGGTGATTTGTTATTACCAATAAATGGATACTTATTACTTGTTTTTTCTATTTCAATATTATTGTTTTCTATCTGCAATAAGTTTTTTGTTATTAACCTAACGGATTCTGAATTATTTGATGATGCTGAATAATTTTGTTTAACATGAGTTTCTTGATTCACAATAGCAGATTTTGAAACAAGACTTAAAATAATAGACTCTCTTTGTGATTCTTGGTCGGGATTCACTGAACAATTAACATATAATGGTTTTCTTGTAAAATCAAGTGTTCCAAGTGCATTTGCAATTTTAAATTTTACTTCTTCAGATCCGTCACCAGTTAGAGGAAGTGCATTATAAATTCCACCAAATCTTTCCTGCCTATCATATTCACTATCATATTCTATACTTCCACCAGTATCAACAATTGTCATTATTGCAGTAATATTTGGAGATAATAAACTTTCATAATAATCAAAACTCGTTGTTTTTCCTTCTAAAACAATTTCCTTATCACCTTTTGTAAGTGTGAGTAATTGATAATTTGCTGCGTCTGCTGCGTTTGCCATTTATTTTATGCACTCCATAATGCCAAAAATTATACAGGTATTGGTTGATAATTATATACTGTTCTCGTAGTATTTATTGGTTGTATATAAACATTTACCATTTCTTCTTCATCATCTAAATCCTCATACATTGGTTGATTAATTGCTGCCATTTTTCTTTCGTTTATTTTAGGTTTATAAGGATTTCGTTGTATTGTGTCATGAGGTCCACCTGAAGCATCACTTTTATTATTTTGTGCATTCAAATTTTTCAGGTGTTTTTTAATCATATTTCGCATAATTGGACCACCACTCCACTTTTTACCACCCTTCTTGAGATACCATAAGTCCCATCTTATTTCTGGTTGTCCCTCAGGACCATAGTTTACTGTAGGTGAACGTCCATCTCTATTTGCAGCAGCTTCCGCATGAGTCATTATGTTTCTGATATTAATATCCTTCTCTTTCCAACCCCATGCAAGTGCTAATTTTGCTGCTTCAAGAGTCATTGAATTGACTTGAATATTTTTTAATGGAGTTTGTGCCCAACCTTTTGCTTCAATATAACTAACATCTTGACCGACATGTCCCATTGCATTTGCGGCAATTGCAACTGACTTAGTATTTCTTTTCCATGTGTGCTCATTTTTATCTACGGTATAGGGACTATTATAATGCATCTTTCCGGCACCATCCACATAGGAATGATATGGTGCCGGGTGACCGTTATAACCTATACCACCACTCCAATGAAAATATATTGTTTTGGGATTTGTGCCAGGGACAAATCCAGTATTAGTTCTCCCTCCACTTTTAGGAGTGTTTACAGAATGATCATCATCTGGAACTACTACGGCATCTTCAATAGATTCTTGTGTATCATTAATTTGAGCTTTAATTTCTCCATTAGGACCAAATCCGGGACCATAATACTCTACTTTTTTTTCCTTCTTTGTAGAAACAAATTGCTTTTCAGTAAATATTCCAGTTTCTCTATTTAATACTCCTTCCTTACCATCCTTTTTAGCATAGACTATTTTTTCACCACCAATTGCACCTCGAACAGAATTGATAGCAGGTTTTAACATTTTAATGAGCCCACCAAGAGGACCCATTTTTTCTGCAATTTTGTCAATAAATCCATCCTTTCCATTTATATCATTTAAACCATCATCAAATTTTTTCTTATCAACATCAAGTTTACTATCATTAAATTCACCGGTAAAAAATGCCTTAATTAAAGTGAAACCACTTTGAACTGGTTTTAAGAAGTTTGTAATATTATCAATGATTTCTTTCACTTTCTCTATAATAGCAGGAAGTGCATTGACTATGATGCCAGTTAAGAGCAATCCACCAAATTCTAATATTTTATCAAAAATACTACCACCAGATGATCCAGATGAAGATCCTGTTAATTCTTTGACTTTATTCAGTGAAGATTTTATTGGAGATTCTAACTTTTGTTCTTCATTTTTTAACTTTTTCTTACTTATTTGTCTAATAGATGTTTTTTCTTTTTTTGAAATTATTTTTTTCTGATTCTTATTATCTCTAACAAGAATACTGTGAATATTAGAGAGATTAAGTTTTACTTTTTTAATTTGGTCTAAATTTTTATCCATTTACTTCGTCCATATTGGATTTAATTCAGATTGTTCAGTAGAAGTATTTGAATTTTTTTTCATTGGAACTGGAAATGGAACAACTTGATATTGAACAGTATCAACCGGTTGAATATAATAATATGTAGAAGTATTTTCCGACATTCCAGAATTAGATATTTTATCAATGTTCTCATTTCTTTTAACTGGTACAATCTTATTACCTCCACTCGCATTTGCTCTATTATCAAAAGATCTATCAGCAGTATTTGGATCTTTAAAAAATTTCGGATAAATTTTATGAGGACTTAAATGACCTTTTTTACCTCTATTATATACTTCAAAGTGTAAGTGAGTATCATTAGTTGTATATCCTGGGACCAACCCTAAATCAACCAACTCACCAATTTTCTGACCTGCTTTTACAGAATCTCCAATTGATAACATGGGAGTCATATGAAGATATCTCTGATCATACCCATCATTTCCTTTTACCATCATTCCAGACATATATTCTTTTCCGGCAAGATACTTATCACCTATGACCGTTCCACCTGCCAGTGCAACAACATCAATGTTTGGTTTTGAACCAAATGGAGGTTTTTCTGTCAAATCAATTCCTGCATGACCACCATAATCTCTTCCTGCTCCATAATATTGTGCAGATGCTCCAGCAAATCGTCCTTTTGGAAGAGGAAAATAATAATGTCCTGGTTTTAATTTAGTAGGGGTAGTAGTAGTATTATTGGGTGTATTTACAGGAGGTTCACCTCCACCACCACCTCTTTCTTGATCATCCACTCTCCTCCTTTCTGTAGAAGTAAATTGTCTTTCGGTAAATATATCTGTTTCTGTATCTAATACACCTTCCTTACCATCTTTTCTCGCAAGAACCTTTTTTTTACCACCAATTGCATTACGCATGGAATTAATTGCCGGTTTCAGAAGTTTAACAAGACCACCGAAAGGACCTACTTTTTTTGCAATTGTATCAATCAATCCATCCTTACGATTCATATTTTCTAAACTATCATCAAGTCTTTTTTTATCGGCATTAAATTTATTTTCATCAATTTCACCAGTAAAAAATGCCATTATCAAATTAAATCCACTCTGAATTGGAGTTAAGAAGTTTACAATATTATCAATAATTTCTCTTACTTTGGATATAATTGCAGGAAGTGCATTGACTATAATTCCTGCTACTATAAGTCCAATAAATTCAAAAAGTTTATCAAAAATACTACCACTAGAGGCAATAACATTTTTTATATTTTTTGCACTCTTACCAATGGGAGAAGTTCTTTTTTCTAATGTTTTTTCTTCTCGACCAAGTTTTCTTTTACTTTCTTGTCTTTTTCTTAATTTTTTATTCTGAGATTCAGTTTTTGTATATTGATTATTAGATTTTACAAGAAACTTATGAATATTAGTTACATTAATTTTAAGTTGTTCAGATTGAGATTTTGAATCTGGTGCTTCTTTAATTGTAAGTTTTCCTGAAGTTCCAGTAGAACTCAATATTGCTTCACCTCCCCCTTTAGATATTGAAGAACGTTGTCCAATTTTATTTTCTTCTGATGAAATAAGTTCTGATTTTTTTGATAATTTATCAGTTTTTTTATTAGATACTTTATCTTTATCTTTATCCTTAATAAGAGATTTTGTTTTTTTTACGGCAATTCTTTTAACTCCCTTCTTTGCAACTTGGGATCCTGCCGTTCTTACTAATCCTGCTATTAAAGATACTGCCATAATACTAAACGGTTATTCCATATAGCATTGGAGTTAATTGACGATAAGGATTTGACATATTGACACTAGAAATTTCAGGAACTTCAGTTGCTCCCTCTCCAACACCCATATTTGGCATTTCTGGTGGTGGCAATTGATTTGCAATTGTTGGAAGAGTTGTTATATTTACTCCTCCACGACCTCTTTTTCTGGAAGTTATGTTGTTATATCTTTTCTGCATTATTTCTTTCGTTTTTGGATTACTAACAATACTTCCACCACTAGCAAATACTCTAAGTTCTGGGCCTTCTTCACCTACAAGATAAGGTGTTCCTGCTTTTATATTACCACCCTTTGCTCTTGCTTCAACTTTAGTTGTATTAGTCTCAAAATCTATTGGAACAATTTTTGAAATTTTTTCCGAATATTTCTCTCTAATTTCTTTTTCTGCTTCTGATTTAGTTTGATTATGTTTGCTAACATCCTTATTACTAGACATTCCACTCAATCCAGAGTCATTATCCATACTACGATGTTTATTACGGATTTCTCCTCTCATATCATCTCTCATAGTATTGAGTTCTTTTCTCTTTGATAAAACTTCTTGAGAAATTGCTTGTTCTTCATTTGTCATTTTCTCTTCTTTTCTAAACACTCCCAATACATCTAAACCAGATTTTTTACTTCTTTTCTTTCCATCTTTGTCAAGACCGGCATCTTTTAATTTTTTGTCAAGAATATCATGTGCGGCACTAAACTGTGTACCACCAGTCAATTGATTTCTTGCTGCTTTAAAACCCGCTTCCAATCCTTTCCATGCAAGAACTGCCGCACCGGCAATCAATAATGCTTTTGCAAGGAATGGAACTGCCACAGCAAATAGTGGCATCATTAATCCCAATGATCCTATCAATCCACCGATAGCTCCAATCAAAGGCATTAATGCAATTGCTCCGACTGCGGCAGCTGCCCAACCCCAATTTTCTTTAATCCAACTAAACCACCCCTTCACTTTCTCCATGTTTTCCGGATTCTTCAACCATTCAAATATCGCATTTGCGGCAATTCCGAGTGCAAGAGTTCCAATGAAGTCCATAATACGGCCAAAGATTCCCTTGACCGGTGCTAAAGCTTCATTTGACTTTTCACCTACCGATTTTTGTATTCTCTTAGAAGATTTTTCTAATTGACTTTCTTCCCTACCAAGTTTTGCTCTAGATGCACTTCTTTTTTCTCTATCACTTTCACTTCTTCCTCCTTGCGATCTCAATGCAGAACTTTTCATAAGTTCTTTTTGAATTTGAACAAGAATTTTATTTGTTTCTATTAGATTTTTAGTTAAATCGTCTTTATTATTACCAGGAAGTTTTTCACCTATATTACTTTTCTGTGTTTTTATTATATTTTTAATTTTTGTAATTTTTTCGGCATTAACTATTACTTTCTTTTCTACTTCTTCAACTTTGGGAGTTATTTTTGATAAATTAAACTCTAATGCCTTAATACGAATTAAAGACTTTCTTACATGACCAGATAATTTACTTAATGTCTTATGAATATTTTTGAGAGATTCTCCAGAACCACCTCCAGCACTATCTTCTTTCCCAAAGACTGCTGATGAGACAGTCTCCACATTCAACTTTGGAGTATTTGTTGTCTTTATACTTAAGTTAGATTCCACTTTGCTGTTGTGCCTTTAGGTTTTCTTCTTCAATATATTGTTGAAGTAGAGCAAGATAAACTTCTCTCTCCCACGGAATCATATTTTCTAGTTCTGTTAATGAATATTTATGATGCTGCATCAAGGCAAAATTTATCTTGTAGTATGACTCAAGACTTGTATGAGCCATACCTAACTGAAAAAACTTGCTAATCCTTCCAAAACAACTTCAGACTCTACACCAGTTTCTGGATTTTTTACTGCAATTTTATGAGAAAGTTTTGGCATTGTAGTAAAGAACTTCTCAATTTGTTTAAATTGTTTTGTGTTCATTTGTTCAAGGAACTCATCAAGTTCTTTTCTCGAATATTCGGATGCTTCCCAACTTTCTTCTTGATTGTAAATCATCTCAATACAAGATGAAATCATTGCAAGTGATTGTCCAACTTCACTTACAACTTCTCCGGTCTCAAAATTATTCTCAACAAATTGATCCAATGAAGGATAACGAAGTTTCATTGAGAGTTCATCATCTAGTTTAATAATATTCTTATGACCTCTAGTCTTCTGAATCTTAATCGAATCAATATCAATCGACATTTCTACCTGTGTCTCACCATCATCAGGACAAGTAATATTCACATCAACAGTTTCTCCAACAGATCTTGCTCTTACATTTAGAAACAAATATTCAATATCAAAAGTAGCAAGAGATTCGATTTTTACATTTTCAGTAAGAATACAATCAGAAAGAATTTGTATAATGGAATTGGTAATATCTTTCATATTTTCAGATTCCATTGCCAGAATTAAAATCTTTTCTTCTCTCACAAGGAAAGGTCTATATTTAATCTTCTTTCCAGTCGAGGGCAACGTCATCTCATACGTTGGAGTATTAATCTTAGGTAAAGGCATAGTAATTAATATAATTCAGTTATTTTTATTTAGAGGGGTTATTATAAAGTTTATCTATAATGCCGAAGATTATAGAACTTGTCCTATATTATCAATAGACTGATTATTATCTACTAACTCCACCAAAAGAAGTATTATTATCATCACCAGTCAATCCTCCTTTTTCAGATACATTCTTAAGATCAGTCCAGAGCCAAAGATTGCCACTTCCTTCATTGTTTGAAGATGTTATTTCCAGATCTCCTATATTTCCCAGAGGTCCAGAAAGATCTTTATAAATTATAATATTGCCATTATCGTTTCTAACTCGATAAATAGCATTATCAGATCCTCTAAAGAATCTATCTGACCCACTTGGAATTCCATAATTACTTCCATTCGCAAACGGATCTGCTGCTTCAGCAGATCTTGCTCCAGCAAGAATATCGGTTTTAGATTTTTCTAGATTTTCTAATCTTAAATTTTCTGCTGCTGCTGCTGCTTGTTGTTGTGCTGCTAATTGGGTTGCTGCTTCTGTTGGTGTAGGCAGTACTGGTGCTGGAGGAGCACCAGATAAAGATTCAAATGTACTACGTTTTACTTGTTGTAATTCCGAAGATTGTTGTTTAGGATCAGCAAAAGAACCTTGAATTCCTTTAGAAAATCCATTATTACCTATAACATATCGATCATAATTAAAACTTACACTCACTTTTAATACGTCGGCACCACCATAAGAAACGGGAACTGCAGTGATTAATTTTGGAAATGCATTCATGAATGAGTATGTCATTCTAGGTCCAAAATTCTTTTCAAATTTAGTAATTGATATTGTCTGACACTTATAACTATCGGGATATCTCATTCTACGATAGTAATTAGATTGTGAGGGACTTGCTCCATCACCAATTTCGCTGCCACTTGAAATAAAATCAATCCATCCCTCAAAAAATCTCAAATTATTATAATCACTATCGACATAAAAAGTAAAATCAAAGTCAGTGTATAATCTCGTATGGGCAAATTCTTGCGATATTCCCATAAAGTTGTCTTTTACTTCTGCCGTCGCAAGACTAGTTCCTGGTAATGATGCTTCAGAACAAAGAAGACCAGAATTACGAGAAATAAAATCTAAATTAACTCCAAACTTATCCTCTATATACCCCAAGAGTCCTTGACCACCAAAAGTTGCAAGAGATGAAAAATCTACTTGATAGTGATTAGTCTGTGCTAAATTTCCAAATAAACGTTGAGGATCTACATCACCACTTCCACCTCTAGAGTTTCTAATGAATTTTACTATAGGTTTTACTGCCACTCTAAATACCTTATATGGTCTTTTATTATTAGTTATTTAGATGTCATATAAGGGAAAATATAAACCATC